TAAGGAACTTGGAGGTGGACACTCCCTCAGTGGGCCTTCGGGGCGGCTCCGCCGCAAAGATTCAATCCGGGTTTGTAGATCGGGCCAAGAAAACAGTGTAGTTTATACACCTGCTTTACTTGGAACACCCATGGCAACAGCAAAAACAGGTAGTTTTTACCTAACCGAGACTATAACATTACCAGCAGCAACAGCTTCAGGAACTAGAGTACAAGGATCCATAGATCTAGGTGCTTATGTCAATGTGGCTACAGGACAAGCAGTCGCAGTTGAATCTGTAGACTTTGTTTTCCAAGTTGGTGCAGATTACGGCAGCGATGGTAAATCGATGCTGCAAGGTGATGGTGCACTAGGTGTTCAACTAAGCGATCTAAACCCGGGAACTGCATTTGTTCGTGCAGATGACCAGTCATTGATTGCAAGTGGATCACTAAACATTGACCAAACCAACAATGTAGTAACTCATGTTTCCGATCTATACCCAGACAACTTTGGCCCTTCAGCACTAAGCGAGGCTTTCATGGTTGTAAATGATACAATGTATCTAGTGGCTGGGCCTGATTTGTCTGCAACAAATGCTGCAACATCCGTGTTTGTTACTGCTAGAATCAAGTGCAGAATCGTTAAACTTGGATCTAAAGATTGGATGGCAATTGCAATTCAGAGCACCGCCTCAGACAACTGAGGTGGTTTCTAATGAACGCTGATTGGGAACGAGGATATGCTGCCGGATATGCTGCCGCACATAGGAGTGATGTCAGGGACATTACTACTGATCGGGGAATGGCTGCGCCGAAACCTAAAGCGAAGAAAACTCGTAAAGTTAGTGCTTACAGTAGAAGATACGGAATCGAGTACAAGCGACTCAAAGCAAAACACCCAAGAATGAAGTTTGGTGCTTTGTCTAAGAAGGCTCATGCAGCAACTAGGAAGGCGATGCGCTAATGGCTAAAGAAAAAGAATCTACTAGGGCCTTAACTGGATCTCGCTTACTACACAAGAATGTTCCACAAACAAATTGGGTTAATACACAAGATCCAACTAATGGCTGGCAGGCTGTCGCAGGTGGCGGTTGTCTTTACTATGAATCTTATTTTGATTTGTCTGCCTATGAATTAGACGATCTAACTTTAGTACCAACTGCTATGTCTCTTCAAGATGGTATGCCTTATCAAGCAGCAGGTACTAACGCTATCTCGGTTTTTGATGTTATATCTCAAGAAAGATTGAATCCAGCTGATTTTATACTATACACTATAGAAGGAAACTTTCCAAGTTCACCCGGCTCAACTGAAGACTGGACTCAAATCCTAATGTGTAATACTAGGTTATTGGGTTTATCAACTCAGTTCGTTGATCCAACTTTGTTAGTTCCTTCTACAGCAGGTTCTTTTGGTTCTGCTTCACCAACAGCAGTTCAAAAACTATGGATTTATCGAGTTATAGTTCCGGGTGCTGGTACTGGAGATCCAATTATACTTCAAGTTCCAGCATCTAGGTTTGTCTTAGCAGCTGATATTGTAAAAGAAGATGATCTTCCATACATGATGCGATTAAAGCGATCATACGAATTAGCAACACAAGGGTGATTCTTTGTTTCTAACAGCAGCCTCACAACTGGCAATAGTTGGCGCAGGTAGTAATACAACTCTGAGAATTATATCTAAAGGCGATAAAGCAACTCCTGCAGCAGTTGGTAAAGAGTTAGGATTCCTGGCAATACAAACTGCAGTTATTATTGGATCACAAAAAGCATGGCAGACCATTGTTAATCGAAGGTTATTGAATCCAGTTAACAAAGCGTTTGCCGCTGTAACAATTCCTTTGGTAGTTGGTGGAGTTGTTTCATACGCGATCGATGATGAAGAAGGATTGCAAAATTATTTTTACGCTGTCGATACTTATACTGATCCCGAAATATCTCAAGATACTAAGAATATTATGTTTTTAACATCAGTAAAAAGAATCTTTGACTTTTACAGCGGTGGCGGTAAGCAAAAGAAAGAAGGATTGTTTGAGTACGAGAATTAAATCTCATCGCAATCAACACAGATGTGAAATCTACGAGTAGTTGATTCAACATAGTTGTCAATCTTGATCCATGTTATCTCGTCACAGATTTTACAGACTAGGGCTAGTTTCATTCTTCTTCCTCCCTAATATCGAATGCGTACTTTCTGTAGAGTTCAATTTTAGCACCTAAAGCAGATATATTTGCAATTTGCTCCAATGCATCCTTTCTAACATCTTCACGATCATCGTCAGCCCACATATTCCAATAAGCAATCAATTCATCGATAGCGTAATCCAAATTAGTTAACTCATCATATCTCAAATAATATGAAGCAGTAAAATTACCATTATCTTCTTTGTTGTTTCCAACGCTGTATGCTCTCATTCTTCTTCACCTACGCTAAAATCATTACAAGTATTACAGAACATATCGCCTTCGACTCTAGGTCTACCGCATGACATTACGCATTCGACATCTATTCTTCTAACTGATGTCTCTCGTTTGTTGCGTTCTGACCTTAACTGATCTCTTACCCATGCAGAAAAGTTGGTCTTTTCTTTGGCATATTCCCATGTTACGCTATCTAATGTGACATTTATTGGTCGCATGTTACTAGCCAGTAAGCATTTGTATATCAATTTATGCGCACGCATTGGCAAAAAGGCTCAGAAGGATCTGCAGATTTTTATGGGCTATCCCACGAAAGTTAGTAGTATGGTTGCTATGCCATGGGGGTGGTGGTGATAAGGAACTTGGAGGTGGACACTCCCTCAGTGGGCCTTCGGGGCGGCTCCGCCGCAAAGATTCAATCCGGGTTTGTAGATCGGGCCAAGAAAACAGTGTAGTTTATACACCTGCTTTACTTGG